TCGACACGATGACGTTGCGGGAGGTGCGGGAGTGATGGGCATATTCTGGACATGGCCACAATGGGGCAAAGGCGCCTTCATGATTGGCGTACTTTGTGCTGCAATCCTGTGCGGCATCTGGCTGGGCCGGGCTCTATCTCATAAAGACTTCGGGGATGGAGACGAATGAGCCGCACGCTCGGCGGGCCGCTCACTTCCCACCTTGCCACCACGACCCACACCCGCGCCCGTATGCTGCGGCTGGACCTGAACGACGGGACTAGCATCGGCGTAACCACGCACGACAAGCCACTCCTGTTCGACCTGGGCGATGGGGCAATCCTCTACTCTCCCGATACCGGCATTCTGCCCAGTTCGGTTTCGCTGTCTGAAGGCTTCGACACCGACAATTACGAAGTATCGGGACCGATTGGTGACACGGTAACGCGGGATGCTGTTATCGGTGGCCGGTTCAACCGCGCCCGCGCCCGGCTGTTTGAGGTGAATTGGAAGTCGCTCGGTAGCGGCGCGATCAAGCTGATGGCCGGAAACGTTGGCGAGGCTAGCGTTGATAGCGGAAAGTTTGTCCTTCAGATCCGCAGCGATCTCGACCGGTTCAATCAGACGATCGGCCGCACGCTGTCGCCATATTGCGATGCCGACTTAGGTGACGCGCGCTGCCAGGCAACATTCGTGACGATCGTTGGCACAGTGACGGCGGTTACCGACGCCATGCGGTTTACGGTATCGTTTACCGGCAGTTATGCAAACGACTTCTTCAACGCGGGCAAGGTGGTTTTCACGTCGGGCGCGCTGGACGGTACGGCGGCGGTTGAGGTGTTCGACTGGTCGTCCGGCGGGGCAACCACCCTGTTCATGCCGCTCGCGGACGTTCCCGAAATCGGTGACACGCTGAACATTAGCCAGGGGTGCCCGAAAACTAGGGCCGCTTGCCGGGATACGTTTGCCAACATTGATAATTTCCGTGGCTTCCCGGAAGTGCCGGGGTCCGATCAGGTTCTCAAGGCGCAGATTCCAGGCGATGCCGCAGCGTAGCGACATCGTCGCGGCGGCCCGCGAGTGGATCGATACCCCGTTCGTTTGGCAGGCGTCGGTGAAGGGCGTTGGGGCTGACTGCCGTGGGCTGATCTCTGGTGTGGCGCGGGACCTCGGGTTGCCGGAAGCCGATAGCTTCTACGCGCGCACCGCTGACTACGCCAAGGTCGACCCGGCATTGCTCAAGGCCGGGCTGCGTGCGGTGTTTGATCCGGCAACGGTAGAGCGGCCCGGTGACGTGCTTCTGCTCGACATCGGCGGGAAGCCACAACACTTGGCGATCTACGTCGGGTGCGGGCGGATGATCCATACCTACGGCAACAACCTCTCTCGGGTGATCGAGGTGGCCATGGGGCGAGCGTGGCGCGACAAAATCGATAGTGTCTGGACGTGGCGGGGGATTGCATGAGCATTGATCCCGTCAGCCTTGCTATCACGGCGGCACTCACCGCCGCACAGATGGCGATGCAGGCCAGCAAGAAGATCGAAGGCCCGCGCCTTGACGACCTGAGCGTGAACGTCGCCGACTATGGCACGCCGCTGAACTATTTCGTCGTAACCCGTCGGTTCGACGGCTGCCCGATCTTCTTCGCAGAGCCGCTTACCGAGATCAAGCAGACCCGCAAAACCAAGGGCGGCAAGTTCACCGACTATAAATATAACGGCACCTGGGCTGTCGCGATTGCTGACCATCTGATCGACGGTGTTACCCGTATCTGGATGGACAAGCATCTCGTCTATGACGTGACGGGAGCAGGGCCTATCACGCCGTTCTCGATCGCCGATGGGTTCGACATTCAGGAAAGCATACGCTTCTACCTCGGCACGGAGGATCAAGAAGCTGATCCTCGCATGCTGGCGACGGTCGACGCCAAAGAGGGCGCCGGCAGTTGCCCGGCCTATCGCGGTGTCGCCTATATCTTCTTTGAGAACATACCGCTCGACAAGTTCGGCAATCGCGTGCCGCAGGTTGGTGTAGAGGCGGTAACGAACGCTGCGCCACACTATCCCTACGAATCCGTCGTCGGCCGGCTCGGCAGCGTCACCTTTTCACCCGACCTAAGCCTAATGCTTTCGGCCTATGGCGACGCCTATACGATATGGGACTGTGCATCGCGCACCACGATGCTCAGTGGTAATTTTCCCGAAGCGATCAGCGCTCCGACAATCTCGAACAACGGGACGATCTACGGAATTTCGGGTGATGCTTTTTCGGGCAGCGCGATAACTGCATTCACTCCAGACGGGCTGGCGCTGGTCAGCAGTACCCCACTTGTCGCGCTCTACCAAGCCGGCCTTGGCGTCTATAGCGATCGTAACGGTCGCGAACATGTCATAACCTTCCCGCTGGCCTTCATCACCTATTTCTACACGTTTACGCTGGACGGGCTGGGTTCGCCCGTTCTGATCGACACGGTTGACGTTGGCGACCTTGACGGATGGACCCCGCGCGGGGCCTGCACCGATAGCTACGGCGATGTGTGGGTGACTGGCAGCAAGGCGGGCTTCTTCGGTAGCTGGGATGACCTCTATCTCTATCGCGTCGTAGATACCGGCGCGCGGCCTGGCTCGATCGGGTTCGTCCATCTCAACTGCGGTCACTTCGACAACGGCGCCTCAACCGAGATCGTTCACGCAGACGGCAAGTTCTTTGTCTTCTGGGGTCATTATCGGATGATCGCGATAGACGATGAAACGATGGCGATCGTCGGTGATGTCGCGATCTCGGACAATGTCGGTGGCGGCGGAGCGCTTAATCTGCGCAATGCAAAGCCTGGATCTACCAGCGTATGGATCGGTTTTAGCGAAATCAATCTTACCGATGGCAGTACGATCCGTACGGTCGATCCCTATGATTGGAAGACCGAGGATTCGTACGTCGGCCCGGTCTATGACCAAGTCAATAACGCGCTTGTTTCGACGCCGCAATATTCCGATTTCGTTACGTGGCGCTACCTCGACCGCATTGCAGCCGGGACGGTGACGCTTCAGTCGGTTGTGGAGCAGGTTGCCGACCGCGCCGGGATCGCAGCCGGTAATATCGACGCAACCGCGCTCGACCAGGCAATCAAGGGCTATTCGTGGACGCAGGGATCGGGACGTGACGTTCTCGATCCGCTCCTTGATGCCTATGACAGCTTCGTTCGGCCGCATGACTTCGGCTTGCAATTCCTTAAGCGTGGTGCATCGAGCGGCGGAACGATCCTGACGGAGAAGTTCGTCCGTAAGGGCGACAGTCGGTACAAGCTGACGATCATCCAAGACACCGATCTCCCGCGCCGCGTGTCATTCAACTTCGCCGACGTAGACGCGGACCAACAGACAAACGCAGCGGTCACGCAACGCCCGCTGGATGCCGTCGACAGTCGCCGCGATACCACGATCAACATGACGACGCTCGCGCTCGACGCGGGCACGGCAAAGGAATTGGCCGACCGCTGGTTTCGCCGTCAGTGGTTCTCGCGCACTGGCGTAGAGAACGCGCTGACGATGCAGCTTATCGGGCTTGAGCCCGGTGATGTTCGCACGCTGGATCTGGACGGTGTGGCCGGCACATACCGCCTGACCAAGATGGATATCGGCGCCGATGGCATAATTGGCGGAAAATGGGTGCTTGATGACCCGAGTGTCGCCGTTCTCTCGGGCGCTGATGGCGCGGCGATGGACGGCCGCGCAGATTCGGTCATCTCGGTTGCGGTTATCTCCAAGGGCTTCGTTCTCGATATCCCGCTGATCACTGACGCACACAATAGCGTCAATCCGCTGCTCTATTATGGAGCGGGGCCGTACGCTGCGGGCAGTTGGCCAGGGGCTACGGTCTATCAAGAAGTAGGCGGCGAATATACGTCGGAATGGGCTAGCGTCCCGTCCACGGCTGGCCTGACATGGGGCTATACGACGAATGCGCTAGCGACTGCCAACCCCTGGCTTTGGGATCGCGGCAACAGCGTCAACATCGTCGTCAAGAACGGTTCGCTTACATCCACGACTGAAGCGGTTTGCAACGCTACACCGACCGCGAATCTTTGCTTGCTTGGTGACGAGCTGTTGCAGTTCACCATGGCGACTCTGGAAATGGACGGCAGTTATACGCTGTCGGGCCTCAAGCGCGGGCGCCGTGGCACGGAGTGGGCGGTGGACGGTCATGCCGCCGGCAATCAGTTCATCATGCTCGATTTAGCTGGCCACGTTGGACAAGGGCTAAGTGACGTAGGGACTGATCTCAGCTTCAAGGCGGCCACGTCGGGTCGTGATACCACAAGCGCCTTTCCCATCCCTGTAGCGTTCTCAGGGGCCAGCCTGAAGCCATATGCTCCTGCGTTGGTCAATGCGACCAAGGATGCTGGTTCAGGCGACTGGACGATCACCTGGACGCGCCGCTCGCGCATTGGCGGGGCATGGACCGGCGGGACAACTGTTCCGTTGGGCGAGGCGACCGAAGAATATGAGGTCGATATCCTCGATAGCCTTGGCGCTGTGGTTCGCACCTATAGCGGCCTGACTTCGCCGACTGCGACCTACAGCGCGGCTGATCAAACGACTGATGGCGGCTCCGTCGCGGTCGGGGGCTTGTACGTCAAAGTCTACCAGATTTCAGCCAGCGTCGATCGCGGCTTTGCGGCACCCGCCAGCTTCTAAGGGAAACACGAATGAGCAATACGCCGCGCGGCGCCCCTGAGTTGGCGTCGGGACAAGCTGTGCCCGAAACGACCGTCAACGAGCAAATCCGCCGCACGGAAGCGGGGGCGGGCCGCTACACCATAGCGGATCGTGTCACCGCGCCTCCGGGGACATGCGCGGACGGCGCCTGCTACATCATCATCGCGACGGCGACCGGCGCGTTTGCGAGCAAGGAAGGCCAGATTGCCATTGCGGTTGGCGTCAATGCCGCGAACGGATGGCTATATCGTGTTCCCGGCACGCTTGACGAGGGCCTTACCGCCTACGTCCAAGATGAAGACGTTACATACCAATGGTCGGGAACTGCCTGGGCTCCAGCAGTTTCTCCCGGCGTCGGCACGGTGGCCGCACTCGATTATGATACTGACGGCACACTGGCAGCGAACAGCGACAGCAAGATCGCAACGCAAAAGGCGACCAAGACTTATGTCGACGCGGCGGTTGCTAGCGCAGGCAGCGGCGACATGCTGGCCTCGAACAACCTATCGGACGTGGCGAATGCCGCAACGGCAGCACATAATCTAGGTCTAGGAACGGCGGACTCCCCGCAGTTTACGGCCCTGAATATAGGACATGCTTCGGATACTACTGTCACGCGGACAGGTGCAGGAGATATCGCGGTCGAGGGCAACGCTATCTACCGAGCCGGTGGAACCGATGTTTCCGTGACGGATGGTGGCACCGGTGCTTCTACTGCCGCTGCCGCCCGGACCAACCTCGACGCAGCCTGCCGAACACCGCAGATACAGTCAGTTTCGTCGTCCGCGACGGTCACCCCGACCTTCGCCGATGATCAGGTCATCATCACCGCCCAGGCGGCGGGACTGACGCTCGCCAATCCGACCGGCACTGCGCTGGACGGCTGGGGCATCGTCATCCGCATCAAGGACAACGGCACCGCGCGGTCGATCACGTTCGGGTCGCAATATCGCGCGATCGGCGTGACGCTGCCGACAACGACGGTTATCAGCAAGACGCTCTATTTGGGTTGCATCTGGAACGCGGCAGACACAAAGTTCGATGTCGTCGCCGTGGCACAGGAGGCCTGATCGGTGCGTCCGTTTCAGGCCTTGCGGATGCGTAACCCCGTGGCGGGGCCCAGCCTGTTGACCGCGATCCGCGATACAAAGGTCGTTTATGTAAACAATGCGAACTCTTGCATCGTCCCCTTACCGACTGGCTCCATCGCTACCGATACGATCGTTGTATTCTGCGCCCATTACTGGGGAGCCAGCTCGATCACTCACGGCGGTGGAGCCTCAGGTACGTTTGTCAATCTAACCGGATCGTTCTACAACGGTGTGACCTATTTGGTAGATCTTACGTCTACCGACATATCTACTGGCTCAGTTACCGTTAGCTTTGCGGGAATTGGATATGGACACGTGGTTTGTGTCGGGCTGATTAACGGCGGTGCCCGAGCTTATCGCGATGCCCAAGGCACGAGAAATTCCACGGGCGCTGCTAGTCGCACCGTCTCCACGACCTCCGCGCCGCACGCGGGCGATCTGCTGCTCCTGTTCGGGGGCTGCCGTGGGGGGTCGGGTGCGTCATCGTCGGATTTGTCGCTGACCTTGGCGACAGATGCACAAGCCAACGCGGACGCCGTATGCCGTGCGGGCGTAGCGGCCGCTTCAGGGGTGCAGACGGCAACGGTCAATTACGCTGGCTCTCCAACTGGAGACTATCAGGTTATGATGGTTATCTCTTAGCCACCCATTAGATCGAAATCAGGTGCGTCGCTCGACTAAGCACACGCACTCGTCATCGCGCTTGGATTGGTGTAAATGTTGCCGATGGGGCGGATTCAATCGGTGCAGATATTGCGGTTCGTTGCAGCGGTAATGGTAGTCTTGCTGCACGCATCTCCTAATTTTGGCATTGGTGCTGCTGGGGTAGATATATTTTTCGTTATCTCTGGCTTCATCATCGCTCGGGCATCTGCCGGAAAGAACGTAGAAGCCTTCATCGCAGATCGAGTGCGGCGGATATATCCGATCTATTGGCTCGCCGCATTGCCGATGAGCATCGCGATTATACATGTGGAAGGGTTCAAACTATCGCGCGTGCTGACGAGTTTGATGCTCTTGCCCATTTTTGGTGGATCGCCTCGGCCTTATCTCGCCGTGGCTTGGACGCTATGCTTCGAAGTTTTCTTTTATGCCGCCTTCGCAGTATTCCTGTGGTGGAGGGCAACTTGGAAGGGGTTATTGGTCTGTTATTTTGTCGTCTTGATAATCGGCTTGATATCACGATGGCACCCCGCCACCTTTTTCGGAAGCCCGATCATAATCGAATTCGGATTAGGTGTGTTGCTAACTAGACTGAGGGCGGTGGGGGAATGGGCGGGGCTATGCCTGATAGTTGCGGGCGCTATCGTCATCATCGCGACTGCACCCTGGTCAATTCCCATGGGCATGTCGTTCTGGCTTGGCCTTGGTGCGCTGGCTAGAGTAGTATTTTGGGGACTGCCGGCCGCAGCGATATTGTTCGGTGCACTTCAATTGGAGGTGCGGACGATCGGTCGAGTGGGATCGATATTCGCCTATTTGGGCGATGCGTCTTATTCGATCTACCTAACACATTACTTTCCGGTGCTGGTGATGGCATGGCTGATGCCTGGTCCGGTAGCGGCATTCGTCGCCGTGTTTTTCGGTGTTGGCGTCCATCGCTATATCGAGGTGCCCTTATTGAAGCTGATTGGCCGCAGCCGACCAGCCCCCTAGCACGATAGCAAGGGTGCACCCCGCGCACGCCGACTGTCTTGGCTCCCATCCTCCGAGCGCGTTACCGTAGTAGCGACATACCTTCGCGCCGTCCTGCACGTCCTCGTCGCACTCAGTGCACTTTTTCACGCACGCAGTGTGACACATCTGGCGCTCAATACAACCCCGCAACGACCCATGATGGAGAACGCCATGCGCCTAGCATCGGTGAACAAAGACGCATGAGCGCAGGTACGCCAGCCGAAAAGCTCGGCCGCATTGAGGCGATCCTGGAGCGCGTCGAACAACGCACCGCACGGATAGAGGAAGCGCAGAATAAGGACATCGCGGACCTTGCCGCGCTGAAGAACAGGGGCACCGGCATATTGATCGGTGTCGCCATTGCTGCCGGTGTCGTGGGCGCAAAGCTCGCCGCGATCCTTGCCGCGATCACAGCCGCATTCAAATAGCAACAGCATAGGGAGCAAGCTATTGCCGACACCCCCGCTAGCGGACGAATTAGCGTTCGCGGCAGTCGAGGCCGTGCGCGAGCATGGGTCTGTGACAGCCGCAGCGCTTGCCATCGGAGTGCCCCGTCAGACGTTCGACGGGCGCTACAAGATTGGCCTACAGCGACAAGCCAAGGCGGGCGTAGAGGCCCCCTATGTCGTGAAGGGCACAAGTACCTATTTCGACAGCGACGGAAACGCACGCGCGCAATGGGTGAAAACCAGCATTGACGAGCGACGGCGCGCGGAAATGATGCGCGCGGCGGCCGATGCGATGGCGGAAACCTTGCCCCGCGTTTCGCCGATCGCGGCACCATCTGTCACCGACCCTGACTTGCTCAACCTGTACGTGCTGACCGACGCACATATCGGGATGCTGGCCTGGCACCGCGAGGGCGGCGAAGATTGGGATCTGGCGATTGCCGAGCGGGTCATCACCGGATGCTTCCGCCAGATGATCCGTGGAGCGCCCAAGGCTCAAACTGCCATCATCGGGCAGCTCGGTGACCTTTTGCACTACGACGGCCTGTTGCCGGTCACGCCGACCAGTGGGCACGTTCTGGACGCCGACAGCCGCTTCGCAAAGATGGTGGAGGTTGCGGTGCGGGTATTGCGCCGCGTCGTCACGATGGCACTGGAGAAGCATCAGAAGGTCATTCTACTGCCGGCGGAAGGCAATCACGACCTGGCGTCGTCCGTGTGGCTGCGCACGATGTTCTCTGCGCTCTACGAAGCCGAGCCCCGTGTGGAGGTGGATACGACCGCCAAGCCCTTCTACGCGCATCAGCACGGCGAAGTGATGCTGTGCTTCCATCACGGCCACATGGCGAAGAACGACAACCTCCCGTCGATCTTCGCTGCGGAATACGCCTCGATGTGGGGGCTCACGACGAAGCGTTACGCCCATTGCGGCGACAAGCATCATGCCGAGCGCAAGGAGCATCGCGGCATGGAGGTGGAGCAGCACCCGACGCTAGCCGCGCGCGACGCCTACGCCTCCCGACATGGCTACCACGCAATGCGGCGCACCAACGCGATCACCTACCACGCCAGCTTCGGAGAGGTCGGGCGGGTCACTGTATCGCCTGAAATGGTGGCGGCAGCATGAGCGACGCAATCGCCTATCTGGAGCGCGCCCAAGAGCTTCTTGGCGAGCGCGGCAAGTCCTACGACACCGACAGCGGCGAACGCTACATGACGAACGCTGTTACCGCGTTCAACGCGATCACCGGGGGCAACCTGTCCGAGGGAGACGGGTGGCTATTCATGCAGATCGTGAAGGACGCGCGTCAGTGGCAGCGCCCTGAGTACCATGAGGATAGTGCCGTCGATTCAGTGGCATATTCGGCGCTCAAAGCGGAAGCATTGGGAAGGGCGTAGCCGCCCGGTGAAACCCTGCCGCGTAAAGGCCACGGCGCGCTGCCGCAGGGTCACTTAATCCGGCCTCTCGCGCCAGACAGCTACGAACTTCAGCTAGCACATTTCACAACCGAAAGCAACCGCATGACACAACCGTCGCAGGCTGTGATCGACGCCGCGCGCGTCGCTCGCAAGAAGTGGGGCATTCCCGCCTCCATCTCGATTGCCCAGTGGGCGCTTGAAAGCGGGTGGGGCAAGCACGTCTCAGCGCCGCACAACTACTTCGGCATGAAGGCGCTCCCCGGTCAGCCGTCCGTGACCGTCCCAACCCGTGAGGTGTACAAGGGGCATAGCGTCATCGTGCAGGCCGCGTTCCGGTCGTTCGCCAGCGATGAGGAGGCGTTCGACGCGCACGGCAAGCTGTTGGCAACCGCAGGCGCATACAAGAATGCCCGGTCCAAGCTGCCCGACGCCATTGCCTTCGCCCACGCCCTGACTGGCGTGTACGCGACAGACCCGAAGTACGGCGACTTGCTGGAGTCGATCATTCGCGGAGCGAACCTGACGCAGTACGATCGGTGAAACCCCAACCCGCAACCTACGCGGAACGCCTGCGGGGCACGATGAGCTGGGCTTTGTTCGGCGCCGGGCTCGTCTGCACCGCCATGTCCATCGGCGTTGACCTAGTCGTCTGGCTTGGCCCGTGGCCGGCGGGAACCGAGCATCAACGCCTGTCCATCCTCGGCTGGTCGTTGCTCGGCACACTGGCGGGCATGCTTGCCGTCATCATCTCGCTCGCGATCGGCGGGCCTGTCGGCCGCTTCAAAGCGAAGGTCGGACGCACTGGCCTTGGCCTTGAAGCTGAAGATCACGACCAGCCGCCCGCCGCGACTGTCACCACCACAACGAAGGTAGAGACGCCATGATGGCCCTGGAAACCGCCCTGTCGTTCGCCTGGCGCCACTGGAA